GCTTTGTCCAGAAGAAATAGTAGGATAAACAGAGGCAAAGAAGTCATCAGCAATGTGATTCGGGATGAAAGCGAACTCGTCAAGAAAGATGACATTATAGGATCCGCCTCGGACAGCAGATGACGAAGTAGAGTTAGATGAAATTTTGGATCCATTTTCCAGTTCCAAAGATCCTTTATTCCAAGATATAATACCCTGCTGCATCCATTTTGGTAAGTTCTCATAAGCAAGTTGTAGTCTTCCAAGAAGGTCTCTTGCCGTGGATGCCTTGTTTGCAAGAATAGCAATATTTACATTATCATTGAACACCGCATAATGTAACAAATATGAAACACAAGTTGTTGACTTACCCGTCTGACGAGGCATTTTGCAGATATTAAATCTATATTTGTGGAAATTTTGAATCAGTTTCTCCTGAAATGGATACATTTTAAAGGGAACTAGACCGTGATCCAGAGACACAATCTTGATATAATTTCTAGCAAAATATACAGGATCTTCTTTACACTTTAAGAATTCAATAATCTGGTCTTCTGTAAATTCAATTGGAGTGTTGGCTTTTTTGAGCAGAGGATTGCCCAAATAAACATCACTAGACATATTGATACCCCCTTTCTGGACCCCAGTGCTTCATTCTATAAGATAATCCCTGTATTGTTATGCCCACATCATCTGCTGCTTCTTGTTGGGAAACATATACTTTTCCATTTATAAAAACTTTCTTACTATTAGGATGCTTTTCTCCACCTTCATACTTGTGTCCAAAAGAACGTCCTTTTAGTGCCTCACTCTTTTTTCTACAAGTTTCTTCGGTATGCTTTCTTCCAATATTTTTTTGAGTTGCTTTATTTAAGTTTTTCATAAACCAAGCGTTATTGTGCCACCCATACTTATGTAGTTCTCTACTACAAACATAAAGGTGTTCTGGTATGTCTTTTCCACCTTCACATCTTGGGGGAAATAGTGAACATCCATACCTTTCATCTGTTCCCAAGTTAATCCCCAATTTTTACGAGCAATATTTCTTACTGTTTTGGGACTTAATCTTTCTTTTGGAATTTTAACAATAGCAGACACATTTGAATCCCAATCTAAAAATATTTATACAAGATAGACTTCACTCATAAAATGTTTTTATCCTTGATACACTACAGAAGTTGCGTAAATATCAGTTCCACTATTAACAGATATAATATTAGTTCTTTCTTTTTTGATTAATAAAAATGATTGAGGCGTCATATGAACTGTTCCAACAGTGACTCCAGCACCAGTTTTTTCAATTATATAGTGATTTCCAGCTCCAGTATGTTGAATTAAAACATACTGAGCTCCAACTCCATTAATATCTGAAACTGTCGTTCCTATTCCTGATAATTGTTGAGAGTTTCCTAAAATTTTAATTGGTCCGTTCATTAGTTACAGTTCCAACGACGTAGAGCTTTATTAATTCTTGAATCTGGGTCTCTTGAAGTTTTTGCAGAGGTTAGTTTTGCTTTCATACCTTTCATACGTGAACAGAATGATTTACGTCTTGATGCTCTTTTTCCAGTTGGATTTTTTTCAGTTACAGCAGTTTTAAGTTTAGAACCTGGATTTTCACGACGATAGGCATTAACTGCCTTCTGACTTAATCCATCGGTCTTATCTTGACGATTAACTTTCTGCCAGTCTTCTAGTAATTCACTTACACCTAATTCTTCTCTCCAATTTGAATATCCCTCTTTAACACAACGATTATAAGTTTTTCCAAATAACTTTTGAGTTCCTTTTTTCTTATATCCAGGCCAACATTTTTTTGCTGCTTCTTCGATATCATGTTCTCCACTATCTAGATAATCTGCTGCGGTATCAAGATAATCTGCTGCCTTAGTAATTTTTGATTGAACCCATGCCTCAATATTTCCTTCACCCTTTATTTTTTTCTGGAGTCTTCTTACCGCAGAAATTACAGTTGCAAGTTCTGAACGAGCCATTGAATACTCATGATCTTTTTCTTCATTTGCCGGATGAACAGTTGCAATATTGTACTTCATTCGATTCGAAGTAAGTGCTGATGGCATGGAAAACATATCCCAATATTTAGGACCATATTTACATTCATTTCTAGTTTCATCCTTTTGGCATTTAGGACAATATCTAATCATTTCTACTGCCTCAGATTTAGTTCCCCAATTGTCTGCACCAACTTTACGACATTTTACAAGTGCTCCCGAAGCATAAGCACTAGGCCAAACACTGTATCTGGACTTTACCTTATGATAGCAAGCATCTTTTGTTCCACTACCTTTTCCAGGTTTGTCTTTTGTTGCTTCGTTGAGTTTCATTGATTCCTTAATTCCTGGTTCTGCTTTTACGTAATTTGGATCTTTTTTACCCTTTGCAAAAGTTGGAACATTTGTCGGTGTTGCTGATCCAGACTTTTGTTGCTGTCCCTTATCTTTTTGTCTTTTGCGACGAATAGCAGATCTAATTAATTTTTCGCCTTTTTTACCCTTTCTTTTTAGTGCATTTAATCTCCCACTACTAAAACATTTTGGTGTTTTAGTCTCACCGGGTTCATTTGCACAAGGTGATCCATCTGCCTGAACCCACCCAGGTTTTCCCTTTTTTGATTTGGAACCACTAAACCAATGATGTAAAGTTCCCTCATTTAATTCCTTAATCCAATCATCTGGAGTCTCATTGTTTTTTCTCACAAAACTATTATGAAGTTCTTTCGCAGTTAAATTATATTTTTTCATAATACCTCTCATTAATTTATCAATAGAATCGTAAGAAATATTATTTAATTTTTTTAAACCATTTTCTAATTCAGTAATTGAATTTTCTTTTTGTTCATTAAAAGGAGATTTTGATTTTGTTTCTTCACCACCTTGTCTTTGTTTACGAGCAGCACAATGAGCTTTTTGTGAAAATCCTTTCGGATTTTGACAATCTATTGATTTTTTATAGTCATTAGACCAACTCATTGAATAAGAAATTACTCTTTATTATTTAGAAAACCTTGTTTGAGTAATTTTGAAAGTTCTGAAGTAGATCCTACAAAAACGGCATTATTAGTAATGCTGCTTGGAGATTTGACAACATCTTCCTCAACATCTTTTAACTTTTTTTGTAAATCTATTAATTTATCAGTTACATCACCAACACTTTTAATTAATTGGCCAGCTACTTCATATGCTCTTGGGGAGTCGGATTCTCCAGCGAGTTCCATGATCCCATTAATTGCTTCCTGACCCTTTTCGATTAAAGAATACAGGTTCGCACGAGTATATTCATAATCTTTTTTTATATCATTACTATTTGAAGATTCAACTCTAACAATAGGCATTTCTTTTTCAACTTCTACAATTTCACTCTTTATATTCAGAGCTTCATCTAATTTATTATAATTATTAGGCATAATTATTAAATATCAATTTTGCGAGTTGGGCTATAATCTTTTCCGTCTGAGAAAAACGTCCATTGCTCATTAAAACCGAAGTCATCGTCAGGATCCGCATTGTATGGGTCGGGAGTTACAGTATATCTTAATTCTCTCTTTGCATTTTCGGTATCTGTACTAGTATACAAATCAACTTGCACTTTACGAATGAGACCATCAGAACTTTCTGCAATAGGTCCGAATAGATAAGTTTTTGCTGTAAATGATAAAGTGTATATTAGAGCTCTTCTTGTAGAAAAATCCCCCTCATAATCATCTTGAAAAGATATATTTTCAAGAACTATTGGTATATCTCTTTTTTCACCAATCGAATCAACTAAGTCTACTGTTAAATTAAATCCTGGTTGAAAATACGGCAATATTTGCTCTACAATTTGTAAAGCATCATCATTTAACTTGGTTAGGATATTCAATTCAAAACCAATGTTGTATGGAACCGGCATAAAGACTTTTTTTATTTTACCACCATCATCACATGCTTTAAATGTTTGAGTCACACTCGTTTTTCTTGTTGGATCATATTGAATTGAAATCATCTCAAATGACATTCTTGGTAGTGAAATTTGAGTTGCTTTATTTAATTCTGGTTGTTGTTGAATTCTTGCAAGAAACTTTTGTCTTGGACCATACGCAATGGGAACTCTTACATCGCTAAAATTAGAACCATTTTGTTCACTGTGGCGAATGTGAATCTGATTAAAAAGTGTTCCGAAAGATATAATAGTCTTTCTTATAATTTCGTGATAATAATAAGTTCCTAACATTAGTAATTACCAAATGGATTTGACTCTGAAAAATCTATAATGAGATCTGCTTCTTCTTCAATTTCGTCATTTTGACTATATTTATCATATGTATCCATTTGTTCATATCCTTGAACGGTATACAATGCTCCTGATTCTGTTCCAATAATTGTTTCTCCTGGAAAGAATGGAGACTGTGTTTTTCCAATACCAGCATTAGAAATTTTAAGAATGTTTGTATCTTTATCCCAATTTTTAACTCTTGCTCTTGTTTGAGATCTGGAACCTCTCACGATTTCATTAAACAGATAAGTTCCAATACCTGTAAGAATTTCTGGATTTGCAATCGTAACCGTTGGTGTAGAGGTATATCCGAATCCGGGATTTGAAATGTATATTGCCCTTACAGCATTATCAGTTCCAACTATTCCCATTGATGCAATACCAACTGCAGTTTGCCCAACTCCACTAATTGCTAATTGTCCGGGAGTAGAAACTGTAATAACTGGTGCAGTTCCATATCCAATACCACCGTCATTTACAATAAATCTAATTACACCATTGTATGTTGTTTCAATAGAGCAAGTAGCAGCTGCCCCACTACCACCACCGCCAGAAATAGTTATAATTGGTGGGACGGTGTAACCTGCACCGGCGCTTGTTAAATAAATTTTTTCAACTGATCTAACATTACCACGAACTGTTGTTATTGCAACCGCCGTAGCATTATCCCCAGATAATCCTGTCGGTGAACTGCTGATAGCAACTATAGGATTTGTAGTATATCCACTTCCATCTTTATTTAAGAAAATTTGACGAATATATCCAGAATTAACTGATCCAAGAATAGATGCGGAGGATGTTGCTGTTCTTCCAACACCAATTAATTTAAGTGTTGTAATATATCCTTCCTCATCCACTTGCGTATCTATTTCTTCAATTGAAGTATCAATAATTTCATCTTCATATTCAAATAGCTCACACTTCAATTCATAAACATAATTTTTTCCTAACTGATAAAAAGGTTGTTCATGCTCTACAAATTTAACTTCAAAAAGTCTTTGTCCAAGTGGAAAATAAACCAAATCACCCTCTCTTGGTCTGGTTGATAATACAATCTCACCTTCTCCGCTACCATCATCCAGTGCTCCCAAAAATGGTGCTATAAAATCTTCAAATCTTTCTTTTGAAATAGTTATTAATAACTCATCTCTTAAACTCATCCCAAATTTTGTTAATATATCACCAGCTCCCGAATATCCATCGTAGGTATTAACATATGCTTCAATCGCAAAATTATCATCAAATCTGGAAGTTTGAACTTCCTCTATTATAGTTTTTTTATTGACAAATTTTCTTGGAATATAAACGACTTCAATACCGTGCATCCTAAGATGTTCGTTTATTAAATCTTGAACCAATCTTTGTTCGGAAGATGTTCCCTTTAAGAAAAATGGATTAAGTGCCATTACCCAATAAAGTCGTATGGTGGAAGTTCATAATCCATTGACATTCTCTTTGTTATTTCATCAATTTCTCTTTCTGCATCTTCATATATTTCTCTACCATTAAATTCCAATCCACCCGGCAACTTAACTCCTCTAAATTTAATAAGATTCTGTCCCCACTGCCTTTTAATTAATGCAGTCAAATATCTTTTTAAGAAACTATCATTATAGACTTTTGGAAAATCATTTGGATTTAAAATTCTGTAGCAATCCAAAACAATAAAATTTCCGGCGGATTGGGCTCCCCAGTCAATGTCTAAATGCAATCTATTTTGTCTTTTATTAAATCTTAATTGTTTATCTGTTGTCAGTAAGAAATCAATATCGGAAAGATAAGATTTAACCATAGAATACTGTAAAAGTTCAACAGAATTAAAATAATATAAATCATTTAAAAATAGTTGATACTTAAGACTAAACATACCTCCAGAAATAGAACTAGTATCAAATTTAAAAACATTTTCAATACCAATTACAGAATCTGGAACCTGAATATAATTTGAAGATTCATACCAATTGAAAGTTGTGGTTCCATACCCAGTAATGGTGCTTGTCCCAGTTGTAGTAGTAATTCCTGGACCTCTTGGTGCCTTCGAAGTTGCACTACCTCTGTTGATGTCTGCATCAGTTATTTGATACTTTAAATACATTCTCTCAACGCCATCGAAATGACGCTCATTGAAGTATTGAAGGGCATCATCTACTAGATCGTCTATTTGATCATCATCGACGTTAATTTCCAGCACAGGCGCTCCTAGACGCCTTAGACAGTAATCAATAAGTCCTTGCCTAGTTGCTGGTTGAGACATTTTTCTTTAGTCTTCTAATTTTTTAGATTTTTTTAACTCATTAATTTGATTTTGAAGATCATTATTTATTTCTAAAAGTTCATTTTTTTCTTGTACAAAATCATCTGATAAAGTTTGAAGTTTTGCTTCTAGCAAAATATTTTGATTGGTAAGTGTTGCCAATTTTTGATTATATAAACGCATTAAAACATTTACATCAACTTCACTATCTCTAGTCATATTTTAGAAAGTACCCCCATCTAATGTTGAAGTCCAGTGTGGTTTGTTAGTATATATCGTAGTAACGGTAGAGGGTATAACAGATAAATTTTCAATTGAACCATTATTACCTTCTTTTCTAATATTGTAAGTATTAACAAAAGTTCCTTCAACACCAATTAGATCTAGAGATGTTATTGTTCCACCAGTTTCAACAATACCGTAAGCATTGCTCGTATCTTGGCGAATTAAATCTCCCGTGGTAACAGTAATTGGAGATGGTAAAGTTAATGTGATTTTTGTAATAGCAGTTAGTATCTGCTTTGAAGTGATTACCGGAGATGCTGGATTATTGGTAGATCTTTGTAACCCTTCGCTATCAAAATATACAACACCATTTATGTCAAAATCACCAGATTGGTAATATACACCTTTAACATCTAAGAATCCTTTGGTTCCGGTTACAACGCTGTTTGTGATAGTAGAATCTGGAACATAAGTCCATCTTCTGCTGTCATTTGCATGAGTACCGTGATTTAGAGGTCCTGCAGTGCTACTAGCAATTGAACTATCTTCAAAACCAAAGAAACCTAGTTTATTATTAGCAGTTCCTGAACTGGTGTTATAATTGAAAGCAATACCACGATCAGTGTTGGTATCATAAGCGTGAGTTATTGTTAACTGGGTGGTTGTTGCAATTCCGGAAATAGTTGCATCAGTTAAAGTGATAATTTTATTTACAGTATCATATGCGGTAACAGTATTTGCAGCACCAACATTTAGACCAGCATTTCCGCTGACAATATCTCCAGTATTGATACCAACAACTGAATCTAGACGAATAGTGCTAACACCAGAAATGACGGTTGTCATTACTGTTCTGGCGCTGGTTACATCACCCAAAACAATAATAGGATCATTAATATCAACCGTCGTTGAATTTACTGATGTTGTAGTTCCATCTACTTGAAGGTTACCTTTAATGATGACTGTACCTTCATTACTCAATCCATCTGGATATGGATCTAAATAAAGTTCATTCCCTGCAATGGTAGATATTACATTATCTTGTATTTTAATTTGGTCAACTACTGAATATCCAGTAATATTAATGTTTCCACCAACATTCAGATTTTTTTCAATTCCAACTCCACCTTCAACTACAAGAGCTCCAGTATTTTTATCTGCAGATTCTGTAACATCTCCAATATTAATTGCCACTCCATCAGCAAATGCCCAGTCTGCACCTTCAATTTCAAATCTATTATCAGTTGCTTCATCATATCTGAGTTTTACATCTTTATTATTACCAAAACTGAGATAATTGTCATCTACAATATTAACTTCACCAGTTCCATTTGGATCTAAAATAATATCACCATCTGTATTAGTTGATGAAATTGTATTTACATCAATGCGGATATTATCAACGTTCCATTGATCGACTTTAAGTGAAGAAGCCCCAGCGAGTCCAGAGTTTGCTGCGGGGGCAAGAACTGCTACAACACCATTATCAGAATTTCTAGTATTTTGGACACCAGCAATTGTTCCTGGCTGATGCTCCATCATAGATGTGTAATAATAACCACCGACTGGATTTACATTACTACCATCATCACCTACAAAAATTCTATCTTTATATTGATTAAGACCGCCGTAACTTCCAATACCTGTTACATATGCTAATTCACCCCAATTTAGACTAGAAGGTTTGTTAGTACCCGAGGATCTTTTGATCCTGATAATACTTGCCATTTTAGAAATTTCCCCCGTTGATGTCTAAATTCTGTGTTGCCCCTGGTGTAAGGGTTAATGTAGCGTCCCATTTTCTAGTGGCACCATTATAAACTAGAACCATACCATCAAGTAAATTTGTTGCATTAACGTCACTAAGTTCAGACAAAGAAAGACCTTGAGCACCAGCAAGTGAAGATATAACTTTTACTGCAGGTTGTTGTCCTACTCTGACCTTAATTTCTGCCATTTATAAACAGTTCAGGATCTAAAATATATTTATACTTGATTAAATCCAATCGATCCAAAGGAAGAAATAACTTCTTGTTGTTTAAAATAAAGTTTTATATAAGATTTTGCAATATTTCTAAGAGTATCTACACAATCAATATTATCAATTTCAGATGCAACTTTAAAATACTCAAAACTCTTGCTAAGATTTTCTAAATTAATTTTATCTGGATCCATTAGTAAGTTCCCTCAGTAAAGATTTAATTTCATCAATATCTTTTTTTATTTGATCTAATTCACTTTTTTCCCTTTGGCGTTGTTCTTTTAATCTCATATATTGCACATAACCAGATTTATCATTATTAAGAATAGCACCACTATCACGATCTCTAAAAAGATTGTTGTGACCTTCAACTGGAATTAAATTATTATTATTTGTCATATTATGCGAGAGCAATACATCTAAAATCTTTAAGTTTTACCGGAGTTGATTCATTTGTTGAAGACATTACGATCTTAATTGCAAATCCATTAAATTGATCCAGATTATTTGCGGTGAATTGATATTCGGAAAAACCAATTGGACCATTTGGTGATACAAAGGCATCTGCTCTTCCACTATTTTTATTTAAATTTATTACACGATCACCAAACCCATCACCATCAGTATCAATTAAATTATCATAACCTGGAAATGGCACATAACTTTGTTGAATATCGCTAGAATCTGCTTTAAATAATCTGTAAAAGACTCTAAAATCGGCGCTTTCTTGTCTGTTTGCTGCAATAAGAACTCTTAAACTAGTTGCTGGTTGAGCAAGAGAAATAACCTGAGTAACAAAAACTCCACCATGAGGATCTTCAATAATTTGATTTGCCCTAGAATCTTCCACATAATCACTAATTGGATTATTTGATCTATTTCTTCCAAGAATGAAAGTAGCATTCTGAATATCCATTACTGGCGAAAGATTTTCATCCTCAGTTTTTAAATCAACTTTCAAGGTTAAAGATTTATTTGATGGCAGAGTTGTTAATCTTGTATTTTCATTAATTTTAGAAGCAACCATTCGGGGAGTTGGATAATGAACAACCGCATTCAATGGAATAGGATCATAACCTTGATCCAAGAATGATACTTCGGATCCACCAGCACTAGTCCCAGATATTGTTCTGAGTTGTGCTGATGCCGCTGTTCCTTTACCGGGAGTAATTACATTGAATAATGGTTCAATAGAACTAAATTGATGATTTTGAGAAATTTTAGATGTATCTCCACCAATTGCCTTTTGACTGTTAAAATTAAGCATCGATGCTCCACTAGTTCTACTTGTCGGAGTGCTTCTATCGAATTCTAAAAAGAAATTATCTAGGTTCGAACTTTCCGAATTATAATATGCAGCAGGAGTGTCATGAACTGAATTAATTCTTATTAAAGAAACACCACTAACTTCATATGGTTGTACAAATTCATCAGAACCATGAGAAGTTTTAACAGATCCTCCCAATGCTCTACCATCAATTGTCAAAGTTCCAGCATTACCAGAAACCTGAGTAATAGCACTATAAGATATTACCTCATTATTCAATAGTGCATATCCACGGCTTGTTGTTATACCCTCAAATGTACTAAAAATAGTAGTATTTGCAACTGATACAACTGTATCATTTAGTCCAAAAGAAGCAGTTGTTGTAGTTTTTTCTCTATCGGGAATAATATCCACAATTTCAATTTTTCCATTTCCACCGTGATTGGCGTGATTATATTGCTTGATTCTAAAAATATTTCCAGAATACTCATCTGCAATAAGAGATGATGAAGATACTGTTGCAGTGGCAGTTGTTCTTGATGATTCTAAGTTGGGATTTGTATAGTAAACAAGAGTAGCAGAATTTGTAAAGTTTTCGCCTTGAACATTGGTAAGATAAATTGCGTCTGCTGCACCGCGTGTTTTAATTCCAATCTTAGCCCCACTGCCACCACCAACACTAGTGGAAGTAATTCCTAGTATTTCACCAGTTACATATCCATTTCCAATAGAAGTAATATTAACAGTAGAAACTACAGAACTGGAAATTGTAATAGTTGCCTGAGCACCTGTGCCCTTACCTGTGATTGAATACAAGGGAACGGAAGTATATGTTCCATTTGAATATCCAACACCAACAGCTACAATACCAACCGACCCAGTTCCTGTCGCAGAAATTGGTCCTCCCAAGTTTTCAACAATACCGACGATGCTTGGACTTGATCCCTCACCAATCTTAGTTCCGGGAACAACAGCAGTATTAAGTGTGCCGGAAATTGATACTTTTAACTTTCTTGGCAGAGTTTCTATTGGATTGTTTGCTAGTTTTCCGATATTTGTTCCTGTTGTTGTAATATCAGTATTATAGAATGTTACTGTTCCTGAAGGTACAAATTTTGCCTTATAAAGTTTGAAGGTTAAATCTTGATATTGGCTTGCCGTCCAAATAGTTCCGTTCTGAGACTTAAACAGACTGCCACCAATATATTGTTTAGTAACAACAACATTTTGAACATCTGGTAGGTTCTTGGTTTTAACAGTTTTTTGTCCCATTGTGGCAGTCCACATTTCATAAGCATCAGATGCTGGTGAAAGAATAACAATTGCATATTCTTTACCTTCTTCCAAGTATACCGGAGATGAAAAACGAATTCTTGTTGGAATTGGCTCGGGTATACTAGGTCTATCATATCTACCCCAATTTGGATCCTTTAAAATATCTTGCATTCTTGGTCCAATTTTACCAGTGTAGACATTTTCTAAGAAATATCTAATATCAGAGTCTGAAAATCCTTGTGATTTTGCATAAGGATAATCTACTTCATAACCAAACTGTCCGGGCGTAGATCCGCTTGCAGCATCATCAAATCCAGCCATACTTTTAACACCGAATGTTGTTTCGGCAATGTTTATCTGACTTGGATTTAGAGCAACCTGGGTATAATCTTGAACTAAGAATGACGTTGGAGTTCCCAACTCAACGGTTCTAAGTTCAACATAGATTTTTGCACTAGGATCTTTTGATGCAAAGTATAAATCAAATGAGGTTAAGAATGCACCCTTCCCATCAACAGTAAATGATTGTGCAAGGGGATCTCTATGCACTGCTTTTGTTTCAACTTGAACTTCCGTCGGCTTCGTAGCAGGTTTAGGTGGATTTCTTACAGCAACTCTGCTGGTTTGTTGTGTAAGAATAGTTCCAGAACCACTATATGTTCCAAGAGCTTCGCTTGCAAATACTGTTGATCCAGGAAGAGGAGTTACTCCTGGTGGAACGGCAGTAACTTTTACAGTTTTTGTCCCACTAGTAACTTTTATTGCTGGTGGTGGATTAGAGTTTGGATCTCTGAAGAAAAAGTTTGCAACAATATCACCCCAGTTGTCTGATATCAATTCTGCTTTGGTTATAGTTGCAGTAGCACCGCTAGTTTCACCAACTACAGTTGCGCCGGACGCAACATATCCATAGTATTTTTCTTCAATGGCAAGAGCTCTAACACCAAAGTTAATTAGTTTTGATGTTGCAGAATAAGATTCTCCTGGTGCTGGTCTAGATTTGTCATAAGGATCTACACTATAAGTTTCAACAAGAACTGATGGAGATCCAAGTCCTGCTCCAATATCAGGACGTGAAGTATCCCCAAATTTATGATTTGGTTGTTGAACTCTAATATATCCAATCTGTTTTCCAGCAAAATAAATACGCGCATTTTCAAAAACTCGAAAAGTTCCAGATTGCATTGTAATTTCACAAAGTTTTGGGATGACATCAACCTGTTGACTATCCAAATAATGATAGTGTTTTGTAAATGGTCTTAATCCATTAGCATTAAAATATACATTTCTAGAACGCATAAATGGGTCAATAGTTCCATTTATCTTAATATCTTCTACATAATTAAATTCTCTAGAAGGTCCAGTTAGTTTTGTTATATAATCGGTTGTAGTAGTTGTTATCGTTATTTCTTTTTTTGCGGCAAATAGTACATTTTCATTAACTTGCGTGTTTGCCTCCTGAACCCATTCTGCTCCAGTAGATTCAGTTCTATTATCATCAATGTAAATAGTTCTAACCCAGTTATCAGATGCTGGATCCAATTCTACACCACCAACAAACACAATAACATTAAATGGATTTACATTCTCTACATTTGTGGCGTGTGGTTGCTCAATCCAATCAACCTCGGTATATGCTAATGTGAGTAAGTCTCCAGTTTTTTGAATATTTGGATCTAGTAGTTTTAGATTTTGGCTTATATCTGTCGTTGATCGATCAATACCAGGATCTAACGCCAACTCTGCTGGAATCGACCAGAAGTCAACAGGAATAATTCCAGTAGGATCAGATTTACTAATATCAATTGTTGTATATCTCTTGTCTGCAAGAGATTTGTCTTTAAAACTAGTTACAACAAATCCAGATTTAAATCTATTAAGTCCAGTTGCATCCGTAACCTCAAGAGTTTGCGCCTTTAATTCCAGCATACTTAAACTCGTAACATCTTCTAGATTTTCAATTCTTTGCTCAAGTTTTGCAATGTCGCGCATTGTAAATCTTCTATTGTCTCTCAATAGAATTTTTGGATCTTTTTGAGGATTGAATAGATATGCTGGATAACGAATTTGAGACAATTCCATTGCATCATCAGCAAGAATTGGGGCACGTGGATCATCATTTGATTCTCCCAAAACGACTTCAACTTCTCCAAACCGATTGACCGTTACAAGATCAACTCTTGGCAAATAGTAACTATATCCAATAAATGAAGTTTCATCGGGGGAAACTATGTATCTGAAATTACTTTCATAAGATCTTGAACTAAATGCAAATGGTGAAGCATTTGTTGTTGAAGGATCAAATTCCTGAACTCTTGGTCTAAAATCGAGAATATCAGAAACACGATTTCCATCTGGAACTGATGGTATATCATTAGAATACCTATCTTCAGTATAAGAATTTACTGTGAAAATATCCCCACTATTTCCACTTGTTACCTTATAATAATCTAAAATTACTAATAATTGACGAGCAGGAATTGCACTTCCGGATTTTCGTATTAACTTAGAGTAGTCGCAGTATTGGTTTTTATGACCTTTATCTAAAATATAATTGGTAGTTCTATTAATATAGCTGCCTGGTGTTATTTGCTGGATAATTGCATTAATAGAAGATTCTTTAAAGACTACATTTTCGCCAACTTCAAATTTATTTTCATTTAATGGCACAAATTCTATTGTTGATGATGTTTTGTTAACTATTTGTGCTACTGATCTACTATTTTGTCCTACCAGTTTTTCTCCGGTAATAGCATTTGTATCCAATGTCAATCCAGTTGCAAATGTCAATTTATCTAAAACTGGAGTAGTCGTATCTGTTGATTCATATACTGCTCTTATATTGACGACATCAGAAACATTCAATGATATTTCTTTATCCTCAACTCTTAATCCATAATATTTACTTGTGCTTAATCCGGTAGCAGATGATCCAGTTTGTGTAGAAATTCCACTAGTTCTAGTAACAGATATTTGTCTGCTTCTTATAAAATCTTTCGATTTATTTGTAACTTGTCTTTTCTTTAATGTTGCAATAATAGTAACATTGGATTGATTTATTCTCAATCCAGCAAAGGTTGCTGTATTTCCATTTGCACCAAGTGTGAATTTGCCAGAATTTAATTCATCGGTAATTCCATCACTATAGTGTATTGAATATCTTTCGGCATCAAAAGATTCAAAAAATACACTAGTAATTCCACTCGTAGAATCTAATGCATCAGATGTTGTAATTATTAAAGATCCAGATGCATTTGTTGATTTACCTGTGATTTGTTTTGTAATCGTAAGCTCTGATTGAGATAAATCAACGGAAGCAATATTTAATTTTGGTAGATTTGTATACAAACCAGATGAACTAAGATTTGTTATTTTTGGTTCCATCAAAGAAAATACTGAGTCCCCATCCTCTACTGCTGCTCTTGCAACAGAAGTAATAGCAATGCCAGCAGCTGCAAGTCCTATTGAAGTTCCGTCTGGAGCAATACTTGCAATTCTATTGTAGTTTGGATCATTTTGTCCACTTTGATATTTAATTATCGCTTCTGTTTTAATTCCCGTAACACCACTGAAAAATCTTCCGGGCACTTTTCCCGTGTTCCCCCCACTAACTGTTAATTTATCTGTAATAGAAAAATTAGGTGGGGTTCTTTCGTATAAAACTGCATCTGCAAAAAAGTCCGTTTGTAAAGCACTATTCAGAGCAGTCGAATCTTGATAAACGGATTTAATATCTTCTACCGCATATGCATTTAGTGCTTGTATTCCGATTTTAAATTCTGGATTTTCATTAATAATAACTTGTTCACCAACCAAAAATGTTCCAGAAGTTTGCGACAAACTATATGCAGAAGCATTTGGTTTCGCTGAAAGATAACCTGTTGCACCACTAGATAAACCTCTTATAATTGAAGTTAAAGGAACTTCTGTTGTAGTATAGTCCTTTGCAAGGTACAGAGTTGTATATGTTTGAACATCGAATAAGTATAAATCCCAAGTTGTACTATCTCCGGTATATGGCGCATCCGATACACCATACCAGTAAACTCTTGCCTCACCAATTTTAATTCCACCACCACCAGCAGTTCCAGGACCATCTCCGGAGGCATCTCTTCTCCTATTATAAAGTTCTATAATGTTTGCTTGCGTTGTTTGAGCACCACTCTGTGACGCACCAATGTTTAAATATGGAACCCCATGAACATTGTTAACCTTTAGAAGACTTCCCATTCCAAACGGAACCAAAGCACCATCAACTTTTTTGGTCGTTCTCGGTTTTGGAACATCTACTACTGCACCACCAACCAAATCAATATCAAATCCTCTTACATATGCGGTTCCAGCAGAAACTTTAACAGACATTAAACTGTCTGTTGGAATATTACCTTGTTCTGTTCTTTGTCCTTCGATATAAAGTCCACCATTGCCAATTTCATTGTTTAAAGAATCTGCAACCGATATCGTAAATGGATTTATTGCATAATTACCAGACTCTTCGAAGGTTCTTTTGGCGAAATAATCTTTAATTACGCTATATTCTGATTTATTTTGTAATTTTTTAATTTTACCCTGATCAACCTTAACTAACTCTACAAAGTTCGTATCATTAAAATCTAGTAGTTGTTTTTTAGATAATTTTACGCTAATTTTTAATCTATCGGCACCAGGAGCTGCATAATTAGTAAATCCTCTTGCATTATCATTCAAATCTGAATCATCATCGGAAGAAACAATCTCTTCAAGAATATCAAAACCAACTCTATATGATGGTTCATTATTATAAGGATCTAAGATAATTTGGGTATTTGGAATATCGACAAAAGTACCTCTAATAAAATATACTCCCCTTGAAACTCCAACAGCATATCCAGTAGCAGTTGCGTTAGTTGAAATAAGAGTTAAAATAGTATCCCCACTATTCAGAGTAGTATTTCCATAGGTTACATTTTCTTCAAGTGTTAATATCTCCCCATCTATAAATTCTACTCCCTCACCATCATTAGCGCCTTCATTATATTTGATAAAAAGTGTTATTTGTTCAACACCTTCATCTGGTGGTAAAAGATATCCTTTAATTGTACCAACAACTCCCGATGTTTGACCCTTTACCTTCGTGCCTCTACCAGTATTAGCATTTTTTAACGCATCAAGATAGACTGTAACATCAATGCCAAGATGATCATTATTTACTTTAATAGTTGTAAAAGCATTATCGCAAGTAACTCCTCCAGGAATTACCATGGAACCTTCTTTGAAGATGTGGCTTCCAAAAGATTCTATCTGATTTTGTAAAATAGACTGTAATCCTGTTAGTTCTCTTGCTTGAACGGGATATCCGGGTTTGAAAAGAACTCTATAATAATTATCTGCCTTATCAAAATCGTCATAATAAGGACTTACATTGAGATTAGTCTTTTGTGGCATTTTTTTAAAATTCCAATACTATTTTGATGTCTTCTTTTTGGCGGGCATTCCTACTAATTGTAGGTCTGTTGTCTAGGTAAATTATATCTCCCGATCCTTTATTTATTTCAGGAGTTGCTAACCCAGAAGTAAAGTTAACACCAAGATTAATTAGTTTCGTGCCTGTTGGATTTGTTGATATTCCAGAAAATCCAGTAAATATTGAAGCTGAGAATCCAGATGATTTTCCTATAACCTGATTAGCAGAGGATTCAAATGGATATAATCTACCATTTGTTGAAATTCCAACATAATCTTGTTGATCATATGTTGTTTGATTAAAATATAGAGAACGATCTGTAAAATATTTCAATATTTTTGCCTCACTATCCCAGGAAGCAACATAACCAAATGCTTTACCAGAACCACCAGAAACAATCTGCTCAATTTTTTCACCTACTGTTGGTGTTCCTGTAATAGATGAAAACATTATTGAATATAATCCAGTAAAACTATTATCCGTATATATTGCCAAAGATCCAAAAGCTGTTGGATTTTTTATAATTGATACTTGTGCAAAACTAGTATCAATTGGAAAATCTTTCGTAGAATCATCAAATCTTGCATATACTAAAACTTTATCAGTTCCTAATTCGGTATATATGTCGTAACCATGTCCTTTTGATGGAGGAATTATAGGAACTAACTTTGCACTAGTTCCAGTAGAACTTAAATTAATTGCTCCCAAATCAACTAATCCATAACTATAATTTTTTCCACCTGACGTTACAGCAGTATTTGTTATTTTTCCACCCTCAACATCTACTCGAACTCTACCTCCTGTCCCATTTCCAAGAATGTTAAACTCCTGACCCAATCCATTGGAATAATTTGCGCCAGATTTTTCAATATATACAGTTTTAATTTGATTATTGTTTTCATCAGAATCTGCTGATTCTCTAATCGCCAATATTTGAGAGTCTGTTGATGTCAACCAACCATTTGGAACAGTTATATATTCCGTAGAATCAAATTTAACAATATCACTCGGAGAGATAGTAAATAAATATTTCCAAATGTATCCATCTCCGCTGTCTCCGGCTCTTGATGGTTCTAGATCAGTAAATGTTGGTTCATCTTGCGAAACATTGCCCTTTGGATTTGTTCCACTAGATCCGTTTTGAATACAAACATAAACTCTGTAATCATTATTCATTACATAATAATTTACATCATATAGTCTGGATGAATTAGTTAATGGACTTGGATTAAGAATGCTATAATCATCCCTATACATTTCATATCTACTCCCTGCCGCCCAATCTATTCTTCTGATTATTCTTCTAATATTTGCAGAGGTTATTCTTTTACCATATAAGATAGTATCAGAATAGTGTTCTACATATGAGAAATTATCTATCGGTGCCGGAGGATTAATATTCCAAGTTGTAGATCTACCAAAACCTACGGTTGCTGGATTTGGCAATCCAACAACAATATAATACGAGTTATTTGTGGATTCAACAGAGTCTACAAAATTACTAGCATTCAAAATCCTAAATTGATCAGTAACAAGTGCTGACATTGTTAAAGTTAAACATTTTTTATGTATTTATATCCTATGTTTACAAGTTAGAAAGTTTTCTAATTGCACCACTATTTCTCAATCCAAATGTTCTTCTCTGAATAGTTGGAAATGTCGATAATCCAGAATCTACTATCAATCCAGTAACTCCAATAGAAATTGGATTTATTCTACTGGTAAAGTTATATAACCTTCCCCAAGAAACTCTACCTAGTGGCAGTGTAAGGGATCCTGTGGTTGCAATTCCAACAATATTGCTATCAGTCTTAATATTACAAATAATCTCGGCGTTAGGTCCAAAATTAACTTTAGAGTTCACAATATAAACATTATCTAAGAAACTAGTACCTATTCCTACAATAGATGTATTACCACTATTAACCGATGTTACACCAGTTCCAACGGTTGTGTTGTAAACCAAAATTGGATATCCTGGTTGCAAGTCGTTAGCATCTGAAGCATTGGCACGGAAATTAATCTTTAATGCCAGCGGATGGCCACCAATTCCTGTTGTGGTTGTAATACCAGTAATAATACCACTAAATCCCTGAACATTTGCAATACCTGTGATTTTTTCAGTCTCTATTGGGGGAACTTCAATAATAAGTTTTGGTGCAATCGTATATCCAAATCCTGGATTAGTGACTGTTACGGAAACAATCTGACCCCCAGAAACATTAGCAGTTGCCGTTGCGGTTATTCCAATACCAACACCAGTACCCAACCCAACAGATTCTAGACTAAATGTTCCAATACCAACTCTCGGAATAGAAATTTTAATTGGAACATTTGTCGAATATCCAATTCCTGGATTAGTAATTGTAATTGCAGAAATAGTTCCAGCTGCTGAAACCGTTGCGGTAAATGCTGCTGAAACTGGGTCTGTTCCCTGAACTATAAGTCCATCAACAGAAGTTATTGTGATTCCATAATTATTTTCTTCATAATTAAAGAATTGTGCATCATCAACAAAAATATCAGAAGTTCCCACTTCAATATCTCCAATAATTTTGGCAGTTGGATAAACAAATGGTTCAAGTGAATCGCGGGTTTTATAGACCACATCCCCCTTAATATACTTGTCTTTTTTTTGCTTAATCCATTCTATTGGTCTGTACAAAGACTCATTAATTCCACTTCCAACATAGGTATCAGTTTCAATAGTATCTGATCCATTAATATCTACAATTGTTCTATCTCTTTGTTGATCTGGTATTGATGAGTAAAAAGGATTTTTTCTAACAAATACATCGTCACCAATTTTCATTGTTTCATTAATATCAATCAATGAAATATCAACACCATTTTGACCAATATAAAAGAAAATATCAACCTTATCGGATGATTTTGGTGCTTCCGTAAATTCAAACGATGTTCCCCCAAAAAATCTATATGCAAAAGATGGTTCTTGTATAACACCGTTAACAAAAATTAAAAGCACAGCGTCAAGATTTATTGCACTAGAAAGTGGATTACTAGAATCAATTTCAAAACTTAACAATTGTCCATTATAAAATAAGGGAAATCTTGTTCTATTGCTATTTTGTAGTGTAGAAATACTATCAATATAATTCATTTCTCCAAAAGACCAAGAAGAGAAGAAATCTTGGAATGTTTCAACCACTTCAAGTTGAAATTCTTGTAAAGGTTGTATATAATCCTTTGCAGTCACGAGGCCAACTGGTTTAAATACATCTCCAATCTGGAATGCATATCCTGGTCTTGATATTTGGAAAGATTCAACAATAAACAATGTTGAACCAATTCCAACAGTTGATGGTGATGGTCCAATTTTAACATTCATAAGTAAATTAGATCCAGTCTGAGTTGTTGATCCAACGCCAACTCTTGAAACGCCAATAACAGGTAGATTTTCATATATTGGTTCTGGTATGCTAATATATGGATCTACATAACCAGATCCACCACCAACAACGGTGAATGACAGTGTTCCGCCCGCACCGACTGTCGCAGAAATGGTTGCTGCTGATCCTGTATGATTAGAATCTGTAATACCTATTGAAACAGTTCCCCTATATCCAGATCCATAATTTAGATCATACCAAGGGAAGACAGTACCAAATCCAATATAATTATGTGGTAACGTGCTAGTTCCAACATTTGCTGCAAACGATTGTGCAGAAATGATATTAACAATATCATAAGAATAATCTAAACCACGTGAGGGGAAGTAAGATACAATTCCAGCACCAGATGGGCAAGTGAATCCCAACCCAACTAACTTAATTCTATCACCACCAACAAAACCATGATCAGTTGTTGTTGTTATTTCAATGATGCCAGTTTGGTTGTTATAAGATGCCGTGCTAATTGATTGTCCAGGACCCGTATGAGAGATGCCTGTTATGTTGATAACAGTTCCAGATCCATTTAATACAGTTTTTACTTTTGCTCCAACCAAAGGAGCATATCCAAGACCAGGCGTTGATCCAAGAGAAACAATTAAACCACCTCTTGGGAGTTGATTTTGATTAATGTCAAAATCAGATTTAATATAAGTTCCATCTGTTGAAGTGATTCCCGTAAATACAACACTAGAAATACCAGCAACGTTGTCATTTACAAATTCATAGTTATTTCCTGCATTATTAATTGTTGTTGGAGTTTGGAAAACTCCATTAATAAACAATATTCCATTACCAATAGAGACTCCTGTTGTATTAATTCCCTCAACTGTCATTGTGTATGTTTTTCCGATTCCGGTGAATTGATCAGAAACATCATCAAATATCATATTGGTGTCATAGTTTGATCTTAGGAAAGTTCTTCCAGCGTATTGTGCCCTTACATAAGGAAGATTACTTGCATCTCTTCTTGCTCTCGTATTTCCTTTTGGTGGATCTACGAACCAAATTTCGGTGCCAACAATATTAAAAGATCCACGATAAACTTGAACATTGGCACCATCATTGTGTGTTGCGGCGGTACTACCAGCAGATGCTCTAACAACAGAAACTGTTGGAAAAGTTGCAATTCCACTTGAATTAATAATACCGGTGATATTTCCGCCAGTATTTGAACTTATTCCAACTTCAATAACTTTCATATATTCATTATCAATTTTTAAAATATCTCTTGGTTGTATTGATGAAATGCCACTAAGATTAAATGTAGCAATTCCCGCACTAATTGATCCACTATTGTATTGAAGTTTATGAGATATTGGAGTAAATGTTATTGGTTGTTGGACAATACCATCAAGAGAAATAACACTCTTAGATAGTTTTTTGCTCATTTCTAACTCATGAGCATTGCCAAGTCCGGAGTTAGTAAATGTTATTGCAATACCCAAATTGGCATAAGATCTTTGTGTTGCTAATTTAAATGTATCTGGTGTGATAGCAATAGGATAAACTTTTTCTGGAAGTTTATTTGTAACAATACCAAGATAATTTGCCGTTGCTCCAATTCCGATTGCACTTTGTCCTACTCCAATGAACGTTGATTTTGGAGTGTAAGTTAATTCTTCTCCAGTGTTGAAGAAGTGATTTCTAATTGTAAATATACCTGTTGAAAAATCAACAGTAGCAGTGTCTGATGGGTCAAATGTTTTTTTGTAAATTGGAGTTCCTTCATGCTTTAAAGTAAAATTAACTTTGTTAGCTCTTGTGCCATTTATGCTGTCATATGCTGAAAGAAATATAGATTGAGTTGATTTTCCATATGTCAATACTCCAGGAGTATTTTCAAAATCGCTATAAGTATAGAAAACTTCATTAAATCCCTGAACATTTGTGTTCGAACTCAAAGAATCTGGATAAAAATTTAAATAGAATTTATTTCCAATAGTTTCTCCACCAAAAGTTCCAAGACCAGTTACATTATTGGATGGTGAAAATGGTCCAGGAACAATAGTCGTATTGATGCTGTCATTTAATATTGAAACCTGATGAATTGCAGAACTACTTCCAGAAGAAACTCTTACAATAGATGATACTGATGATATTAGTTCCAGATCAAATACTCCAACCATAACAGATGTTGTTCCAACACCAACAGTTGATTCCAATCTAGCACTTCTTTCAGATCCAGATGGTTGACCACTAACTAAAAATCTATATGTTCCAATGCCAGAACTAGTTGCAGCAAATCCTACAATACTTGCTTTAACATCTATAAGATTATTCTCTTCATTTTGAACTCTAAATGATACAATTCCAGAAGTGGAATCATAAATTGCAGTTACAAGACCAATAGATGACGAACTGTATGATTGAGTTTTCGTATCAAAATAATATTCACTTAAATAAGTGTTAGATCCATCAAAATCTAATGCAACTTCAACATAATTAACTTCTTTACTTAAATTATTTGTAATTTCTATATTTGCAAATAATCCATTAAAATTTATATTTGAAAATTCTGCAAGAGTTCTTACACTATTTGCTGTTCCAACGCTAGAAATTCCAATAATATTTGATCCTATTAAGTTAATAGATCCAAATGTATTAGTTCCTATTCCTGTTCCACTTTCACTCGAAGAAAAAGTCTTTTTCAATACCTTTATATCATGATCTCTAGTAAATCTATTAGTTGGTGTGAATATTAAGGTTTTTCTTCCAGAATCATCAACATTTGCGCTAAACTCACCAAGCAATTCATTCGTATACGCCGTATACTTTTCAAATAAAACAGAATCTAATGTTGTTGTTTGTAGAACTAATTCTGTTATTTGAGAATCATAAGTATCAGGATCTACAATTTGCACCGTATATCTAACATGAGTGTCAATAGCATCAATTTCTTCTATTTCCACGAAGGGATCTTCAAATCCCCTACTTGAAAATTTATCACTAATATCATCATGAATTAATACTCTGTTAGTTCTACATTCTGTATAATCTGTTAGTTTTCTATTTTGAATTTTGAGAAATTTAGATTGTTCTGGATTTGACCTTACTTCATAGTCAATAACATTATCAAAATTATTAATAATATCTACTCTCTTTTCTCCAATAACATCTAAAACCGTTATACTATTTGTTGTTCCAGACAATCCTACGGAAGCATTTGTTGTTGAGATAATTCCAACATCTGCAAAGTTTTTCAATCCTATTGGATGAACAATACTATTGACGGGTGAGGAAAGTTTATCCCAAGTTATAGGACTCTTAATTGAATATGAAAGATTTTGATAGTAATCATTATTTGGAGTAACTTGATAATCTTCACTAAGTTTTCCAATGTCATTTCTCCACCCAAGATTTTGTTTTGATGAATAGTTCGTTTTAAATCTGGATTTATTTTCGGTGACGGAACTTACATCTGCAATTGCACCACTCGTTCTTCCTTTAATCTGATTCCCATTTTTGAGCGAGTATGATCCATTAACTTTAATATACTCATCTCTTATAGATGATACATATAGATCTCTTTCAATAAATCCTGTCCCAGTATTAACAAATAATTGTTCATTTAATAAGAACGATCCCCTCTTTTTAATTACATTAATTTCTGGGTAATATTTTTTGTTTATAATGGTCGCATATCCAGATTGGAAAGTTTTAGCAATTCCGGGATTTGTAGATAAACCAACTCCCAATTCATCCACGACTGCAAAAGTTAAAACTGCCGGATTCGAATTCACATAAGACTGGACTTTAAAAAATCTATAATCATAGTCTTCTGAGTTATATCCAGTTCCATCGCCAATAAGTTCAATACCTTCAACAAAAATTTCATCATTATTGGCAAATAATGGAGATGTGAATCCTAAAATTGGTGTTGATATTGTACAAGTTGCAACCCCACTGCTTCCAGTTATGATAGAACTAATACCAACACCATTAGAATTATTAACAGCGAATATTTTATGCAAATTTGACTTTAATCCATATATTGGTGCTATTTGCAGCACATTAGAAATTGCGCCACTTGGAGTAACAGCAACTAATGAAGAACTATCAATAACTGTTTTTGTTTCGTCATTAAATAATATTAAATCTGGTGCAGTTAAGTATCTTGAACCACCAGAGACTATATCAATTTGATCAATAGTATCAGAATTATTTAAATTTACGATTGGATCAATAAACGCTTCTGGTGATAATGTTTTATCTGAAGGATATTCATATCCAATATCTTTGATTCTTACATTTTTAATCCTACCAATAGATGTAGATAAAGCAACAATATTTGCATCTTGACCATCTTCACTAGATACATTTTCAAATTTAGGAAGTTTTTTAAAATTAAATCCTTCAGAAATAATCTTTACTCTTCCAATAGAACCATTTATTGCAGTAGAAGATTTTGTCGAGTATTCTAGAATATTAGTTTGATCTTTAGCATATTTTAAAACAGTTGGAAACTGTGTTGGAGAGATTTTAAATGAATCTGTTGATACACCAAAGATCTTATATGTGCCATTATACTCACTGTCTATGTAATTAATCTGCGAATAATTGACAACATCCTTATCAGCAGTACTAATGTATCCAGACCTTTCTAAAGCGTAAAAAAGTTTAGATGGGGTGCTCTCAGAATATTCAATTGAAAGAGATGCTGTACCAAATCCAATTGTACCAATTCCTGCAACATTGAAGTTTCTAGAATCATTTGCACTTATAAACTCATTTTCAAATTTTTTATCTTTGAAAATTTTCAGTTTATATCCAATCAGATAAGAATCTCTAAGATTGAACTTTATAGTACTATTTTTGATAACATTAATATTTGGATTTATTGTTGCAAATGTGTGGATAGATGCGCCAGTCCCGACAATATTTACAACATTTTCGCTGGATGGAATTGTTTCATAGAAAGTTTCAGCAAGTCTAAACTGACTATTATTATCTTTAATTACATAATATGAACCTGTTTGCAAACCAGAAGCTACTTGAGTACTATTATAAAAAACTTTATCACCAGTCCTATACCCGTGGTTTGATAGTGTAATTGTATTTGTAGTAGTATTAATCTGTGAGGAATTAATTCCTATCGAATTGATTAATATTTTTTTCTCAGATTCATTAAATGCGAGTGTTAATGCGGCCGTGGTTCCAACACCAACAACAATATTTGGAGATACTGTCAGTTTAATTGAGTCGCCATTAGAAAGACCGTGACTTTGAGCAACACTTACGGTGGTAACTATCCTATCAATTTGACCAGTTACTTGACTGTAATTTGTCTGTAATAGATATTCCGAATTATTTGTACCATCGCTGTAAAAATACAATCCCTCACTATTTGTTGTCAGACCAACTTGCGTTACTAATCCGACATAATCTTTACCTTTATTAATGACATAAACATCAGATGTTAGCGTAAGTGTATTTGGAATTTGAAAAGTGTTTATGTTAGATGGATTATCTCCAACAATAAGAGAATCAACACCCGCAAGATCAGATTTTGTAAATGTTAGTTTTTGTCCAGTTTTGAAAGGGTGATTTGGAAAATAAATGCTTCTATGAGGAATAGATGCCGTTTGACTTGTAACACCTACATCGAATACTTTATAAACAGATCCGCCCGGAGTTGTACCAACACCAACAGAATTTTTAGCATTAAAATAAATTAAATCATTTGGTTTAGATTCAAACGGTAAAACCTTTGATCTACTTGATACTATAATTCTATCATTTATTATGTTTAAATTGCTGCCATAAGTATGCGCCACACCAGCACTAGCAAATCTCTTAATTCTCAATACACCATTATTATAGTCATTTAAAACTTTTACTATTTCTATACCAAGACTTGATTTTATTCTGATGCTTCCACCAATTGATACTGTTGGTCTAGTGGTTACAAAAATATCTTCTACCACCCCACCAGGAGTAGAAGAATAACTACTCATTGTTTTAGCAAGACCAACAGTTTCGGTTGTAAACCCTATTGATCTTGACCCAGAAAGATTATTAATTGAAGTTGAAAGACCACTAATTAAGACAGTATCATTGTTCAGCAAATCAAATCCAAATCTATAATATGCAGAAATAGATTGATCAGTATCCCATACAAAAACGGACGGATTATATGTTTCAAAAGATGTTTCAATCTGAGTAACATTTTTACCTATAAGTTCAGAAACTTCTGCTCTAAAACCAGTTCCTTCGGTACTTTCCTCATTAAAATTAATAGATTCTCCAATTCTATATCCAGTTCCACCGTCAATTATAGCAACATCATCAACACTGCCTTTTTTAACAGATTCGATAATTGTTACCTGAGGAGATATTTCATAAGGTTCGACAAGAAAATCATAATTGGCATACTCGTCATTTATTTTATATGGAAATGTATTTCTAATAAGATTTGAATTATTAAAATCAAAATCTTGATTTAAATATGAATTTTCTTCTATAAAAGTAGATCTAAATGTATTTCCAATAAAATATGGATAGAGTGGTTCCAAGGTATTGGAGATAGTACTTGTCGTTACACCAGCAAAATATGCATAAACTCCATTTGGAAATTCTGGAGTTTTGCAAAATCTACCATTATGTCTATCAAGATCACCAGTGCCAGTATATTCAAAATCTTCTATAAAAAATCCAGAATTAAATGATGGTCTATTATACACTTTGGCAGTGTTTAAAGAGTAACCCGGTGTTATAATTTTAACACCAGACTGAACATCATTTGAATTTGCATATCCATATGGTCCATAAATCGGATTTCCATCATATGCCCAACCAATAATTGGTGAGTGTGAAGATAAATCATCAGAATACTCGTTTGCTAAATCTGAAGAATATCCATAGATTCCATAAACAAGAGAATCATCTGTAAGATTTTTATTGAGGCTTGAAAATATTTTTGTAGATCCAGATCTAGCGTAAGATGCATACCTTTCAGCATCATTAACTGTTAAGTCTCTAACTTCGGTATCAAATATTGCTCCTGATCCTCTTGGTTTTACTTGAATTGATGCTGTGATTGCACTATATCCAATACCAGAATTGATAACAATAACATCTGTTATTTTTCCATCATTAATTACTGGTCTAAGTATTGCGCCCGTACCATTTCCTCTTGTAATAAGTTCTGGTATTGAATAATATTCAGATCCAGTGCTTAAAACTTGAACATCAATTACTCTACCATTAGAAACAATTGGATTTAATTGGGCATTTTTTCCATTTTGGAGAGTAATTAATGGTTTTTTATGCAAATTTAATGTTGTTGAACCATATTCAGTTCCTTCTTCGTATAGATATGCCCCCACGATTTCACCCGTAACAATCGGAGTAAATGTAAAATTGCCAGTAACTGTGGATCCATAAGATACATTTGCGGAAACTTCAATTGGAGGATATTGAAAAATATGATATCCAGATCCAGTTGATTGAATATCAACATACTTGTTTCTAACAAGATCAGTTGTTATTGTTGCCCCCGCACCAACATTAATTAACCTGAATGAATCGGAATCAATAACATTTAAAGAATATCTAACAGTTGTAGATAGTCCAGAAATTTTTGTACCTGTTGTTGAATATAAAACAATATCTTCGGTTTTAAATCCATGATCTTTAAACCTAATTGTATTATAATCTGTAGAAATTCCAGATGATTCAACTCTTAGTTTTCTGTATTGATATCCTGATCCACTTTGTAGAACTTTCACATTTCTAAGAGTCTTTTTAGGTATAGTTCTAAATTTGTGAATGCCGGCGAAAGATGTTGAAGTTGAAAAACCAATTGTGTTGATGCCAGATAGATAATCTGTTTGTGTATTAAAAAGTTTAATAGTTCTGGTATTTACAAATTTGGCAATGTATTCGTCACCACTTACCAGTGTTCCAGTTGGAGTATTTGAAATATCACCAGCAACTCCTACTAGTATTGGATTATTTCCATTTTGATTGTAAATTATTCTTTCACCATCAGCAAAATTGTGGAATGTTGTAAATGTAATTGTTTCATCGGTTAAATCAACACCACCACCAATCGTAAGTGCTCTACTATCAAATTCAACTTCTCGATATCTCTCTCCTACAATAGGTTCTAAAATACAACCAGATCCGTTACCGCCAGTTAAAGTAACTGAAAGAGCAACATCAATATCAAAATCCTGAGGATCAACATATACCGCCTTTACACTACCATCAATAATTGGTTCAACAAGGGCAGTGACCCCTGTTCCGATTGTAGATCCTGTTGAAATTAAAATCTTTGGTGGATTAACTACATCATAATCTTTGCCAGAATTTAATACATTAAATTTCTTAATTGGCCCATAGTAAACTTTATCAAGTGATTCTGGTGCAGAAATTTCTACACCATCAATTAAAAGACCGATTCCACCAATCACATTGTTAATTGATTTTCTCAGTGAAGTTCCCGAATTTAAATTAACTTTTTCAATAGGAAACTTTCTTAAAATTTTATTTGGGGAAATAGTTCTATTTTCGTGTCTTTTTAAAGTAAATGTATGAGATCCTGAGGTTAAAGTTTGTCCAAATTTAAGATACTCGGATCCACTCAAAAGTGATTTAGATGCATATAATCTTATGCCGTTAATTCCAACTAATTTTACATAATATTCAGATCCAGATGTCAAACCAGATAATGAGTTAGTAGCAGTATACACAACAATATCACCATCAATAAATCTTACAGAGGAAGAGAATCTGATGATCGAATACGCCTGAGCAACATCGTCATAATCATCAAGGTATGTTGCAGAACCATTAGGAATACTCGATTCTATAATATTATCAGTAATTTCATATGATGGTAAAGAGTTTGATGCTGTGTATCCTTCTTTATCTTTATTGTTATAAACATTTAAAGTATTCGAAATATAATTATTATTTCCCAATAATAGTGGAACTAATGCACTTGTTGCCTTTTTTATCTTTCTTCTAATATCATAGGATTGTGTTGAAACAGCAGAAAATCCTGAAAGATTACTTAAAATAATCTGGTTCAATGCACTATTAACACTAGTAACTACGGCATCGGCAGAAGCAACATTATTCGTATATGCAAATAAAACATCAACAACATCACCCACACGTAAACTGGACTTATCAATCAGACTTGATAATGTAAA